CCCTCGCTGGTGTTCGTCAGCAGCCGGGCCTGGAGCGTCACGCCCTGGCTGTAGACCGTCTCGTCCACCGCTTCGAACGTGTCGTAGAACCAGACCCGAGCCCCGGCCAGATGCTTGGCGGGTACGGTATCGGCGCAGCCGCGCGCCAGGGTGACCGTGCCGCTGGCGTAGTTGACCGCATCGACCCGGACTATCTCGTCGTCCACGACTGCGGCCTGGCCGACAGTGACGTCTTCCAGCCGGCTGGCGTTCGTCAGCGTGACGACGCTCGGGCCGGCCGCCAGCGGCAGCTCGGCGGCGAGTAGTCCGGTCGGGCACCAGTCGCCGGTTCCGCGATCAACGAACGCGCCCGAACTGCCGACGCGGTCGGTCAGGGTGTAGCTCTGCGACAAGCTGGTCGGCGCCTCGGCCAGCGCGGCCAGGTAGGACGCGCTCACGTCCAGGAGCTGGAGATTCGCCGGATCGATCACCCCGGCCAGCTCACGATATGGCGCCTCGATCAGACGCCGCACCGTGATCGCCCGAGGCGTCCGGTCGGGCGGAATCCAGCCCGGTGGTGGCGGCGCCACGCCGGTAGTCGCCGGCAGATTGAACTGGTCCTGAACGACGGTCAGGGTGATCTTGCCGTCGCCGAGGAAGTTGTCCTCGATCCGGCCGACCCTGACGACGGTTTCGGGGATGCCGCGCCGGGTCGAACGGATGCGGAACGGCTGGCCAGGGTTCAGGCTACGGGCGCGGCGGTCGAACACGCCCTTATAGCGCTTCAGGCCGGTTGTCTTCAGACGCATTTCCCGCTCACCGACTCGCCCGGCCAGCTCCCCGGTAGGCACGCCCAGGAACTCGATTTCCTCAGACGAGCGCCGCCCCTGCGACGCAGCGACCGCGTTGTTGTTGACGATGATTTGGCGCTGCGCCCCGTCGATCTGGTCGATGTATTTCACGATAAGCTGGCTCGGCGCCAGGGAGGTCGAGCCGGTCTTCTCCTGAGTGATTTCCAGGAGGCCGCTGTCCTCGTCGAACAGCGGCAGGTCTGCGACGTTATAGTCGTCCCGCAGGAGCCGGATGCTGATCTGTCCCGTCTGACGGTTCGGGTAAACCTCAGCGCCGATATGCGATTTCACCGTCTCGCAGAAGTTGGCGAACGTGTCGGACCTGGTCCATTCAAAGCACAGCCCGAAACCCTCGGCATACAGCTTGTCAGCAGCGGCCCGCCAGCTCGCCTCGTCCATTCGCGTGCGGGCCAGTCCCCGGAAGTCCCGGCCGGTGTAGACGAGATATAGGATGTGCGCCGGGTTCATCGCTTTGATCTGACCGTCCGCGAGCCAGATAAATTGCTTTTCGGGATACCAGGGGTTGCCGTCCCACAGGCGGTTCCCGCCTCGACGCAGAATCTCCCAGGTCTTCGGGTAGGGGTTCATGGCGGTGACCAGGCCGGAATAGAACCCAGTGGTTACACCACGGAACGCCGGCACCAGGCCGCCAAGCATGGCCGCCAAGCGCGGAAGGACGCCCTGGTCCTCTTCGCCAAACAGAACATCGAGCGTTCCGTCGAGGCCGCCTTCGCCCTTCTTCCCGCCGAACAGGTCCGGCGCATTGATGCGAACCTGGCCGTTACTGGTGATCGAACCCTTCCATGCGGTCTTTCCGCTCGCGCGGATTGCGCAGACCTCGTCGATCTTCTTGCCCAGGGCGAAATGGATGTCAAAAAAGTATTCGAACCCGACCGTCTGCGCCTTCGGTTTAGCGCCCATCGGCTACCTCCTGGCGTGCATGTTCAACCAATTTGAGCGCGAGCGCGTCGCCGGTCGCGACCAGCACGTCGGCCTCAATGCCGTCCCGTAGGAAAGCCATCCAGTCCAGGCCATGGCGCTTGAAGAACTCCCTCGCCTGGCGATGGCAGTAGCCCTGCCGAGTGGTCCAGGTCGGCACGGTATGCAGGTGCTGAGCCGTAACGATCATTTCTTGCTCCCTTTGGTCTTGATCGCCTTTGTTCTGTAGTTGCCCACGGTCAGCACCATCCAGCTCTTCGACCAGCACTGACCGAAGACGGCGACCTGTTCGTCGCCCTCGTCGCAGCGCGGGAAATCGATATCTTCAAAGGCGGTCGGCTTGGGCTTCTGCGGTTTCGGCGCCAGGACGCTGGAGAGGATGTACGACGCTGCCAGGATGACGAGATTGATTGTGATCGGGTCCATGGCCTACCTCACCAGACCTGGTCGCCATCGAACGGCGACTTGCCTTGCATCGCGTTAAACCCCCTGAAGTTGGGGAGGTTGCTGAATTTGTCGTCGCAGGTCTGCGCGAGCCCGTCGCAACCTGGATAGACCCGCAGTTGGCCACCTGCCGGAATGCCCTCGGTGCCGCCCAGGATGTAAAGATCGGGTCCGGCGTGCCGCTCGATGTAGCGGCTATCGTAGTTGTCGCCGTCCACCTGCCACTCGACGTAGCCCCCGGTAAACCAGCCATCGGCATAGCCGGCGACCACGCCGCTGGAGATCACCCAGCCGCTGATGCTCTGCGGCGTCAGCGTCACGCGATACGGAACGAGGTTGACCTTGCAGCGATGGTCGCCAACGACTGCCGTGCAGGTGCGGCAGTAGGTGTCGATCAAGCCGGGCTGGTTCATCAGTTCGTCTTCGGACACGCACGTTATGCGGCAGCTATCCACGGTCGGCCAGTCCACATCGCCAATCTGGCCTACCCAAGAAACCGCTGCCTCGGCGTCGCCGTAGTGCATGTCGTAGACGACCAGGTCGATGGCACCGCTCGGCGACCGCGTCTTGTACAGCAGCGCGACATCGAGGTCGGCCGGCGCGGTGATGACGAACTGGTCGGACTGCGGATCGCCGGAACAGATAATTCCGTTGTCGGTGATGCCGCCCGGCACGGTGCGGAAAACCTGGTTCTGGTAGGTGATGTCCCGGTCGCTGCTGTTGTAGCTCCAGCGGATCGCGCCACGGCTGAACTGGTACAGCCGCACCGGCTGCCCATCCACAAGCGAGCTTTCGCGGCTGTTAAAACTCATCGTCACGAACCCCTTTGAACGTCAGGGCGGCAGTTGCGACGCCCTCGCTATCGGTGACGTGCTCGATCTCGACCACGTCGGTGGCGGCGCTACAGAGCGCCATGAAACAGATGCGCGCTACATCGGTCGGCTCGACCAGGCGGCCCAGGGCGGCGTCGATGGCCAAGCGCTCGGTGTCGGCGTCCAGCTCGGTGCTGGTGAGAATGCGGCGGTGATAGACGGTGCCGTCGTACAGCTCGATGCGGATATCGCGACGACCCGGTCGCCCATTGGCGAAACGGGCATAGCCGATATTGCGCACGTCCAGCGCGGTGGACAGCTGCGAGACGGTGGCGACCAGGGTCAGGTCGTCGGCGTGGGTCGGCACCCACAGCGGCTTCTGCTGGCCGCGTAGCGCATAGACCAGGCTGCGGAACGCCGACCGTTCGGCTCGGCCCATGCCGATCCACCGATGGCCGATGACGGGCAGCGCCATGCCGGCGACGTCGGTCACGCGGGGAATGGCGCTGCCGTTATCCAGGGTGGACAGCAGGCGCTGATAGCTCGACGTCAGGTCTTCGCTTTCGTCCGGGCGCTGTTCCAGGACAGGACGCCCCCGGTACATCGTCGCCGGCATCACCTCGGGCCAACTGCTGGGTTCCATCACAAGGAACGACACCCGCGCAGACTGCACGGTATCGGTCAGCCGGGTCAGCGTGGGCTGCTCGGTCAGCTGCGCGGTGCGCACCGGGTACAGTCGCGAGCCAGTTCCCCAGGCGGCCTGGACGGGCCGAACCAGGTCCAGGCCGCTGGCGGTCACCGTCTTGACCTCGACGACCTCATAAGTAAAAGCGTCCTCGCCGCGCAGCATCGCCAGGCCGCCGTCGCGGAAGTCGAGGCCGGCCGTGCCGCACGGAATGTTCAGCGAGCCGGCCGCCAGCGGTTCCTGGAGCAGTTGGATATCAGGCCAGATAGGCAGCGCCCAAATGCGCGCGCCCCAGCCGAACAGCGTCATGTCCAGCAACTGCCGCTCGCGGTCCACCGCGTACATGTTCGCTTCGAACTCCCGGCGCGGCGCCAGGCGCATGGCTCGGCGCTGGGTCACGGCTGATTCGCTTTGCAGGATATTTGTCGAGGCGCTCAGGCGCTCGACGATGCTGTCGCCCCAGTCCGGCGCGAACGTCCAAGCGATGATGCGATTGCCGGTGATGACCAGGACCAGGTCCGGCTCGCCCTGGAGCGTCCAGACGATCCGCGCATTGACGACGGGCGGGCCGTCCGTGCCAATGCTGACGGTCCAAGTGCGTTCCTCCAGGGCGGCAAAACCCAGCGGCGGCGACGCCTGGCCGGATAGCGTGATGCCGTCTGCATCTTCCCGCTCGATGGCGGTCAGCGTGCGCGGACTGAAATATGCGTTCCAGACTGATGCCGGTCGTACCTGGGTGCTGACGACGTTGCCCAGCTCCATTGTGGTCGGAATCAGCCACAAGCGGTTGTAGTAGTTCTCTTCCAGGGCGCTTTGGTGGACAGCCTGGTACGACGAATGGATCACCTCGACCGGCTGATGCGCCGCGTAGACGCCGGCCCAGGTCGAGGCCGCGACCGCTGCCAGGCTGATGTCCTGGTTCAGCTCCAGGGCGTCGATATTCGGCGTGATGCCGGCAACGATCCCCTCCACCGGCTTCGGCACTTGGAACCCCGGAAAGGTCGCCATCACTCAACCACCCGAAAGCAGTAGCCGACCCAGGCGCTGGTGCTGCCGAAGTCAGTAGCGGTTCCGCGCTGGAGCAACGGATAGACGCGCCAAGTGTCGCTACCGACCACCAGCGGATCACCAGGCGCGAGGAAGGCCATGTTGCATATGCCAAAGTCCGGCACCTCGCCCACGTATCGCGAGCGCTGCTGAGCGCCGAACGCATAGATGGCGCAGGGCACAGGGGTGGTCGAGCTGTTCAGCTCGTTTGCGCTGGCGTCGATCAGCCCCACATCGGGATGGTACTGACTGCTGTAGTTTCCGCGACCGGGGCCGACGACGCGCCGGGCGACGTTCGTTGTGTAGTCGAACGGCAACCACTCCGGCGATGGGCCACCGTCGAGGCTGTCTAGCCGCAGCATGCTGCCGCCGCCGCTGTATCGAATGTGGTAACCATCGAATGGATGCGATGACCAGTTGTTTGTGAGCGCCTGGCCAGAGCTGTAGAGGAACGAGCCGCAAACATACTGGCCGCCCGTATAGCCGACGCCCCGTTTGTTGAGCGAGCCAATCATCACCGGCCGGAACTGACCGGCCGCGATTTCGACGTGCAGGTGCAGATACGCAGCGGTGGCGAACAGGTGATAGCGCGTGAATGGCCCGGCGCTGAGCTGCGCTATGGTTGCTTCTTTCGACGAATACGGGTTGTTCTGCACCGAGTTGCCGGGCTGCGCATTCCACGCCAAACCGTTGTCGAACCCCGTATTGCCGGCGAGCTGCCATTGATTGGAACCGGCGTTGAACGACCAGTAGCC